TGTCCATTCAATATTAAAGCCCTGCCCCATTGCAAGGGCAGTTTGTGCGGTTTGGCTTGCCCCTAAAAGTCGCATATAGCTAATTTGATTTGTGTCAAAGGCTGAACCGTCATACACAAAACCTGCTTGTTCAAGCCTGTCACGTTCTTGATTGATAGCTTGCCTTTTGCTTTCCTTAGCTTCTGTTAAAGTTTTAGGAGGTGCAGTTAAACTCACATTATCAGGAAGCGCACCGTATTCTTTCCATTCCTTTTCTTCGCCATGTTCCCAAACAGTTTTACCCTTATGGTTTTCTGCTTGAACCCACTCTATACCGTTCCAATGAGCGATAAAACCCTCCTGAAAGGTAGGCGGTGCATCATATGTCGAATTGTTTGGCAAGCCTGTGCCATAGTCCATTTCTTCGCCAAGGTAATAACCTTGTTTATTATATTGATAACATTTTTGCATTTTGTATCCTTTTTGGTTTTTTAAGAAATAACAGGCGGTTCTTGTGACAAAGCACCCAACACAGGCACACCAACGTATATGCATGGAAGCATGTAGATTGTGTTCGGGTGATTGCGTGTGTCGGTGGGTAGCCTGAGAGAGGTGTTTAATTCCATACCGTAGGTATCCGTTAGAGTTCGAGCCCCGCAAGTAGACGTGACCATGGTTGTCTTTTTTGGCAAACCAAAAACACCAGTTGATGCCCGCGTTGCAACATTATGTGTGTTATCACTTACTAGAAAAGCAGTTCCCGTAATATTCCTAACAGCATCCCCATCACAATCACCAACCGCTTTTTCATTCCAGCCTGCCCCTGCCATATAATCACCCCGAATATCGGGTAAGCGAAGTGTTTTAGCCCCTATATCTAGAACAAAAGCATTAGCACCACCAACTCCATCTTCATGGATTGCTGCTTGCCATTCTTCCTCTGTTTTGAGTTGCCATGCATTTTCAGAATCTTGCAAAAAAGCCCATAGTGCAGGGCAAAGGGCATCGGCATTTACCAAAAATGCACCATTAGCAACCGCATAACCCTTTGGAGGCGCTTTGCGATTGAAAAAATCAATATCGCCAAGGCTAAGTGGTTTGAGATTCCCTTCAGGAACAAGCTCTGCTATAAAGTGCCGTATGGCTAAAAGAAGCTGTGTATTATCGTTTTTATCAAGGCTTCTTCCGCTTGCTTCCACTACTCCTGCAAGTTCTTCTTGCACACTATTACACCATTCACTTGTTACCACGGTTGACATACGCCCCGTTGCTGGGTTGCCCCCGTCGAAATAACCTGCAATTAGTCCTGATTCTTTTGACTTTGGCAAGGCTTCCACAACGCCTGGACCATCAATTCTATGCATAAAAAACTCCTTTGTTTTTTAAAAAGTTTTTAATTATACCCAAAAAGCACAAAAATATGCGCTGGTTTTTCACGATTAATAATACATTCTATTATACCATTGCCCCATGTTCTAAGCCTATCTTCTGTTTTTGCACTATCCACTTGAAAATGGCGTATTTGTGTTTTTCCAAGGTGCAAAAGGATAACGAAACGCCAACCTGCATAATTATCAATTGTAAGTTCTGGCATAAATTCTGGTGGTTTTTTTGTTTCATCTAAACACCCACCGCCCACAGCGTCATTAAGCGCATCCCCCACCTTGCCAATATCAACCATGAAAGGCGAAAAATCAGTTATATATGCCTCTTCATAGCCCATGAGCTTACAAATATCTAAAAGGTATTTTTTAGAAAAGCTTTGCCCACGCATAAGTTTTCTAAGCACCATTAAACGCCGCATATAAATGGTTTGTTCACTGCCTAAGCATGTATCAGGCAAGCCAAGCACCCTTTCCCAATCCTCTAATGCTTCAATAGAAAATAGAGGGTTCATTTCCCTTATAAAGCGATATGTTTCACCGTCCAATCTTGAAAGCTCGTGAGCATGGGCAGTGAAAAGCTTGTCCAAGTGAGAGCCTTTATTTATTTGCCAAATATCGCCACGAGGGAGCAAACTTATGAGCATTTGAAGATAGTCTTTAACTGTACGCATTACTCAGTTCCTTGAATTACTATTTCCCCAAGGATAGGGATTTCGTGTTTTTCAGGCACTATATTTTCCGTTGGTAGCAAAAGAACATGATCATATTCGCCCGTTGTTATGGAAATGGCTTCACGGATATGAGAAAGGGGAATAACCTTGCCCACTTCACCCACACGAATGAACAAGTCTTTAAGTTCTAGTTTGATCCTTTCTGCCAAGCCCTCATTATAAGGAAAAATACGCACATTTATATCAATGCTTTTTTGGCTTGGTGCAAATACTTGGAGCGCAGCACAAAGTGGCCGCACAGCATCAATATGATTTTGCACCCGTAAAACCATTTCAATATCAGGAATAATACTTGTGCCAATACTTGAGTCTGCCCCTATGCCTTGCTCATCACACACAAAGGTTAACCCCACCGTGCCAACACCATAATAGAGAGGCAAACACCACGCACGGGTAACACCTGCAACTTCAAGCGCCCATTTTTCATAATCACTTTTATTGCCCCCCATAGGTGGTTCTCGAAGGGCAAGAAGCAGACGTGCACGCATAAGTGCATCCTCTTCAATATCAACACCACCAGTGATGCCTTTTGATAACGCTTTATTTTCCACCCCTAAAATAGGGGATATAAATTGCAAAATAGCGCCACTCTCTATATTGCCAAGCGCGCCTTGCTCTTTTGCCTCGACTTCAAACTCAATAAGTTCAATTTGCCCATTATGAAAAGAGGAATCTTTTATCGTTATAAAAATCACGCCTTCAGTTGAACGAAGCAAGGTTTGGGCTGGAACGATAGCAGTTGCATTACCCGTAACCGTGCAAAAACCCTTTGCCTTTGCCCCATTTTTTCGCACAATGCCCCATATATGCGCCCAACGCTCAAGGTAAATTTTTTCAGCAGAATCAGGAAAAACTTGCTTATGTCCCCATTCAAAAAAACCATACATAAGATGACAAGCACCCGCATAAACGGTGGATAAAACCTTGAGCACAGAACGGGACAAAAGGCTTTTGCCATCAAGCAAGCGACCTGAAAAATCACTTTCTATTCTTTTTTGTAATTGTTTTAACGTCGGTCTAGAAAACATGAATTATACCCCTAAATTTAAATGAAAATTCCAGTTTACCTCTTCTTGTGAATACAATGCGTTTTGCTCTTTATGCAGTTCGATATGTACCTTAAGTTGCAATATGTCTGTATGAGGGTTTATTGCTTCAACATGAATGCTTTTTGCAAAACTATCTCGTATAAGCCATTGAAGGGATTCTTCTGCATACTGCTTTGCAAGAACTAAAACCTTAGGGAGCTGTTTTTCACGTTTTAAAAGCCATAGTTTAGAGCCTATACTTTCCCCATACAACTCATCACCAAAAAAACCACGTAAATCGGCATAGTCAGTACCCACACGGAACTCAATAGGCAGTTCATCTGCATTATTTGCTCTTTTATCCGTAAAAAGGCTTATGAGAACGGCAGAATAAAGATTATTATCTTGCAAAATATCATTATCTTGGATTGAAATATCAGCCAGCCCAGCATCAAAGTTTAGAAGAATGTCCGTGCCCATATTAAGACCCTGAACCTACTGGTTTATTCGTGTTACTTGGTCCCCTTTCCACACCACTATGCACATGATCCTTCATGGAAATGCCCGCACCTAAAATATTGCCCGTTGCTGTGATATTGCCCGTTGCTGTGATATTGCCCGTTGCTGTAATATTGCCCTTTGCTGTAATATTGCCCGTAAAATTCACATTAGGCACATCAAGCGTCATGTCGTTTGCCTTTAGATTAATGTTAGAGGCATCTACATTCACGTTTTTGCCATTCACTGTTACATTTTTGGCATTTACTATAAGATTTTTAGTGCTTATTTCGATAGTATTATTACGTTTTAGGTGGATATAGTCGCCCTCATCCGTATAAAGAGCCACTTCCCCTGCCTTCAAATTTTTAAGGCGGTACCTTCTATCATCAACCACCACAGAAACAGGGTGTGACCTATCAGCACCAACGAATAAAAGCATGGCTTCTGCCCCCGTGTGAGGGTGAGAAGTAAGTCCATAAGGTTGAAAATGTTCAATTTCAGAAATAAGCTCATCTTCCAAGGCAAGCGCTTGAACAACTTGCATTTTTAAACCGTCATTCACGTGAGAAATTTCCGCACGGGTGACAAGATTACGTGAAGTGTTGAAGCCTTTGGTAAAATCATTCTCATTTTTCATTTATGCGCCCATTTTTTCGTAAGTTATGCGGTCATTTTCTATTTTTGCATCTTTGGATTGTTGAATCAAAATAGATAGGTCTCCAGCATCACCCGAACTATTTAAAGCAGTGCTTTTTTTTATTGGTTCAGGTGAATACACATCTAAATCTTTTAAACTAAGTTCCGTGAATGTTCCTAATTTTGATTTTGAAAAAGTAGTGGAAACAAGGAGAAGTTCCTTTTCCAATCCAAAATAAGGCAGTTTTACTTCAATTTTTTTACCAATGTCCCAAAGTTCCCCATTAGATGTTCTAAAACCTTGAACTTTTACATTTAGATTTATGCTTTTTGCACGGTTAACCTTGCATTCCCATTCTGCACGCTTTTTCATAAAACGCGCATCACCTTGCTGAGAACTTCTCACTATCATAGGTCTATAGCGTGCAATCTCTTCATCTTTTATACTCGCCTTGCATGAGCAAGCCTTGCCATATACTTCATCATTGCCTTGTTGTTGACCGTGACAAATATAATCAGAATACCTTGCCTTTACATCTATATTTAGAGAAGCAGAAATCACGTTTTTTCCTTGTATAAGAGTTTCATTCATGCTTTTTTCCCCAAGCTTTGCGAGCCGTAAATGACCGCCCATGTAAGGAATGGCTAAAAGTTCACGCTGTTTTAAAGCACGCATAAGCGCATCAAGAGCTTTTTCCCCTGTTTCAAGCTTGAATGATTTGAAAACCTCACCAAGTGCAACTTCAGAAAGAACATTTACGCCAAAAGGTTCTGCTAAATAATTGGCAATTTCTAAGGCATTGGCGTTCAAAAATTGCCCTGAAGCATGCAAAGCACAGCAATCAACCAAATCCGCAGATTTATCACGCCCACTCACACTTATAGCGTGAGAATTTGCATCAAAGGAATGATTAACCATATCCACATAGCCGCAAATAAGCTCATCATCACCAATAAGAAGCTTGCACTCCATACCACATGATATAGGCATACGCTTTTGCTTTTCTTGCCATTTTTCGGTTAATCCCAAGGAAAACCCCCCAGAGATTGCCTCAATAGAGCGTGTGACTTGCATGCTTAACCAGCCGTGCCAATCTATGCCGTTTATTTGTAGTTTTATGTTATTCATAATTTTTTCATTTATGCTTTATTTAGAGCTAATTTCAAACTCAACACCACCAACAATAAAGCCAGGATGTTCAAAGGAGTTTCTATTTGCCATATCTTTTTCAGCGGATAAATTACCAAGATAAAAATAAGAAAGTTCAAGTGCTGGGCGTGATGTTACTGTTTTCACCTTAAAAACATGCGGTGCTTGCCCTATGTTTTTGGCAAGTGCACGAAGGGCAAAAACACGTAAATCTGCGAGTGATGCAAAAATTTCATCACTCATGCCATGCGCATTATAAGCGGCTTCATCAAGTAAAATAAGAACCTCTTCCCTTACTTTTTGGGCATCTTGCCTTGTTTTTGGGATATAGGTTGCAAAAGTTTGCAGAGCAAGGCAAATACAAGCCTGTTTAGTTGCACAAGCAAAAGCTTTTTCACTTATTTTGATTGCTTTTTGTGAGGACCCTATCATTTCAGGCACTGTTATTTCTTGCACCTCTTTACCTATAGCTAATATAGAATGAGGGTTTGCCCCCTGCATGCTTTCTTGCATTGCCCCCACATAATTATGCCCAATAGTATCTTCACTCGCTAAAAAAGATTCTGCAAACGAATGCACAGCAAGAGGACTAACTCCTAAAACTTGCGTTATTTTTGCTAATTGAGAATTGGCAAATACTTTCACCTTACCTTTAACATAATCCCCAAAATCTTTAATTTGCAAAAGCTCTTGCAAGGTTTGCCCAATAAGTTTTAAGATTTCCTTGCTTTTATTTTTTATTTTTTGCCCTTCGTTTATGCTTGCGTTTGCATCAGCATCTTTAGGGGAATCTACCCTAACAAATTCAAGAGTAAAAATGCTCATACCACCACTTTCATAGGAATGAGCCACCGTTATGGGTGTGGATAATGCTACATAAATACTGCCATAATAAGGGTGGATAAGCGTGCCAGCACCTTTTTTTGCAAGGGCTTTTTCAAGCGCAACACGCTTATCTAAATAATCTTTGCCAAGCACGTAGGCATTGAATGTTATTTTTCTTGTTACTTCCCCTAAATCTTCCACATAGGGATTAATGCGGTCAGGGTATTCATGCACTATGGTTTTACGCCCCATTACATCTTCAGCCGATGCAATAAAAAATTCTACAGCACGAAAGCTTGCAGGTAATAGTTTATCTCTCCAATGTGACATATGCTAACCCCATGCGTTTTGCATACCAAGATAATCAGTATCCACGGTGACGCCATTTGCATTTTCCGCACCAACGGCACGCACGCCTTCAGGTAAGATGAGCTTTATTTCACTGCGTTCTATTTTAGTTTGAGTAGAGGCAGTTTGAGAGGCTTTAGGTATAGAATTATTTTTATTCATAAGAGGAGCACCGAAAAGATTTTTTGTTCCTGTTCCGCCCGCCTCATTGGCAAAAGGGTTTTGTGTTTGAGCATTCTTATTCGGTGCAAAATCTTCCAAATCTTCAAAAGAACTTTTTTGCTTTACATTAACAGTAATTTCTTTTTCTTCATCCCCAAAAAGCCCACTAAACCAACCACCAACTGCCTTTATGCCGTCAACAATAAAAGCAAGTTGTTCTCCAAAAAAACCGCAAATCTTATCCCAAATTTTCATAAAGAATTTTGCAAATCCAAATATCTCATCTTTGAATAAAATAAATGCACCTATAGCCAAGCCAATACCGAGTATAATAAGCCCTATAGGGTTAGCAAACATAGCAGCCCCAAGCGCAAGAAAAGCACTTATAGCTCCACCAATGGCAAGCAATAAAGGGCCTGCCATAAGAGCGCCTAAAATAACAAAAACATTTTGAGCACCGCCCAAGAAATCTGTAAGTTTTCCTACCCAAGAACAAAGCGTTGCTATACCCCCAAAGAAAGATTTTATTCCTGCAATTATTGCGGGAATTTTTTTGCCAAAGGCTTGCACCCATTCTTTTATTTTTTGGTTAATAAGCTCCCGATTAGTGCCTATCCATTCTTGAAAGGTTGCAATCAAAGCTTGTAAATGAGGCATAAGGGTTGTGCCAAGAGTTGTGCCAATGCCTTTTATTATTTCCATAAGGCGGACTAAACTTGAAGAAAAGGATTTTGAGGCGTTAACACTCTTATCACTCATTACAAGCCCAAGCTTATGCGCCTCTAAACCCAAGTTTTTTATGTTTTTTGAGCCCTTAGAAAGCATGGGTATCATTTGAAGCCCTGCATCACCAAAAAATTGCATAGCAATAGCCGCTTTTGCTGGTCCATCTTCCATTTGGGCAAAAGTATCTGACATTTCCATAAGAACTTGGTCAGATTTTTTAAGCTTACCGCTGGCATCTGTAACAGATATTCCCATGGCTTTGAATGTTTTTTGAATATCTTCATTGCCAGTATTTGCCTCAACCATCCATTCACCAAGTGTTGCCATTTGCAGGGCAAGCTCTTCTGTTTCAAGCCCATTCATTTTAGCAGCGTAAGAAAGCTCTTGCATGGTATCTCTACTAACACCTGCAATTTTAGATAATTTACTAATTTCCCTACCTGCATCAGCAACGCCTTTAGTAAGAGCAAAAATACCCCCACCAGCAAGACTGCCTGCCAATCCCAATTTTCCAAAAACAGAACCAAGAGCACTAACACGAGAACCTAAAGCACCAATGGTATTTTTAACATGAGATAACTTATTTGATAGATTACCAAAACCCTTTGCGATTTTAGCTCCGCCAAGGGCGGAAAACTTATCTTTCACCTTATCAATTTGAGTTTGAAGCTCACGAAAAGGAGCAGAAAATTTATTGAGAGCAGAAATAACAAGGTTCATTTTTATCTGTTCAGCCATTTCAGATTCCTTTATGATTTATTTATTATCTTTATAATAAGCTGTGAGGTTATTATGCCAAAAACTCATATCTTCTACGCTCATGGAATAAATTTCATGCATGCCAAAATGAAGATGAATAGCAAAGCAAGTGATTATTTCTTCATAATCTCTTGGAACGGATCTAAAAAAGGCATAATGACCTCAACTACATTAATAGCATCCGCCAAAGAGAGTTTATCCATCACGCTTGGTGGTTGATTACAAAGGCGACCAGCTACCATAATCAAATCATCTGTTCTTATATTATCAAGTCTAATGCCTTTTAAATCCCCAACTTTTGGTTCACGAGAGAAAATAAGCTCTTGAACAGCTTCTGAATTTTCACCACGAGAAATAGGGGCTTTAAGTTTTACGGTAATTGGTTCCATGGCTTATACCTCTTGTGCTTTAGAGCGTGATTCAAAACGTACTGCTATTTCTGCCTCACCTGTGCTTGGTGAACCCTCTGCCGCAAACCAAGCCTTGCTTAGAACTATAGTTTTACCATTAGCTAGCTCAAGCGTTACCGTGGCATCATCAACATTGGTTAGTTTATCTAAGTTTAGTGTGCGAGCATCGGTAATTGCACCTTCAATAAAGGAAACTTGCACCGTTTCTTTATAACCATGCACAGCATCAGCACCAATAATAGGATCACGCTTTGCATTACCTAAATTATAAGTAAAATCGCCCTTTGCCTCTTGCATCACTCCATCTATTTGCAGGAATAAAAGCCCTGCTCGCCTATTTGGATTTGCCATTATCATTTCCTTTCTTTGAGTTAGCATTTTGGAAAAGCTTGCCTAGATTGGCGTGCAATATAAATTGATTATTTTGTTTGCTGGCAAGGAAAACAAGCTTTTTATGATGGGAGCGTACAAAAAGTACGTGACCTGAGTAAAAAGAGCCGTTTGACGCTACCAGCAAGCAAAATAATCAATTTACAATCTGAATTGAATTTGTGTAGCCCCAATACGGAATTGGTTCACCAAGTCAGGCGTTATTCTCCAATCAAGGCGGTTTGGATCCGTGGGGTTGCGTTCACAAATAAGATGTTCTTTGAACATTTCCATATTTTCTACAAGTCCAAGCTCAATCCAATCTTGGCAAGCAGAAATAGCTTCTGCCTTGCCAAGGTTTGGCGTCATAATTGCTTGCCCTGGAGAAACCTCGCTCGCACTGCTTGCTAATTTATGACGTGGGTATTTACGCATAATGCGTGCCCTAAAATCAAAGCGTAAGTAAGAAAGAGTTATTTTAGTATTCACATCTAAATAAGAAGTATCAGGCGCACCACTTGGTGATTTTTGATAATTGGTAATAAGACGTTGAACTTGAACATTGCCGCCCGTGTCCACCATGCTTGTTGCTATGCCACTAAATAAAAGCTGATTTTGCTCCATTTTGGTAAGCTTATCTTCTGCTTTTGGTGCAAGACAACCTTTTAGAACAAGGGTTTGAAAAGGACGTGCAGGGTCAATGCTTCCATAATAAGAAATAATGCCTGCAACAGCAGCAGCCCGTGCATAAGGTAAATCAGGACTTTTTGCGGTTTCCATAATCACAATATTTTCATAATTGCCTTGCTCATCTTCACTGCCAAAGCTTACAAGGTCGCCAAAAGTACCACTTTTTGCGATAATGGCAATGCCATCAATATGTCTAAGTGGTCCCCATCTATCTTTTAGCTCTGATTCGATAAGTCGCAAATTAGCTCTATCCGCATAAGGGCAAGCAATAACATGATACCAATCATCACCCATGCTTGCGATGCTGTCAGACACATCAGGATTGCCAACACCACCCGAAAAAGGCAATATGCTAATATCTATGCCCGATGGGCGAAGCTCATCATAGTACGACAAACGCACATCAATTTCATTTGCCACTTCACCCGCATTTTTTGCGGTTAAAATAAGGGTAGATTCTAAAACAGTTGCTTCACAAGGCAAATCCTTATTCATATTGACAGCAAGCATGGCATTATTGGCAAGCGTTTGCGCATTATCACCAAGCATGGCAGAAATACGAACCGCCATACCACCAATATAAAGCAAGATAGGAGCAGGACTTGTTACCGTTCCTGTGAATGTTATTTTGGAAATTGCAAAAACGCTAGAAACATCATCATCTAAAGCCATGCAATACAGTTTAGTAACTGTATCTTGCTTGCGAAACGCTTCCACCATGCTTGCTAATTGCGAACCAGCGCCATAAAGCTTTTTAGCATCATGCACCGTGCTGATTATTTCTGCATGGTGGGCTTTTGCAATGCCTTCACTTGTTTTTTGCCCAAAAAGAAGCACTTTATATTCCAGTTGAGTAGCTCCTTGCATGGCAAGGGTATTATCAAATTCCACAAATTGCGATGGCGCACGATAATTTTGAGGAATGTCATAAAAAGATATTGCCATTAGTTGCTCCCATCATTTTGTTTTTTAGTTTTTTCTACATTTGTATTTTTTACTTGTGGAAAAATACCTTCCATAACATCACCATCACGTAACCTACGAATCCAAAAACTATTTTTATCCACCATGTGCCCTTCTTTTGGCAGATAAGAATCCGTTCCTGGCATGTGAAGTAAAATGCCGTTTTTAGGACGAACAAAAATCTTTTTATTATTCATATTTCACCTTCATATTAATTATATATTTAAGACCTTGGTATGAAGCTTCGCTTCGTGATTCATAAGAACAGCTTAACTAAGTTTCCGTTTTATATTTTTGTCTTTACAGACAAAAATACGTGCCTCTGGCTATCCGTGCAAATGACGCTTACCTTTCGCTATGCTCAGGATAAGCTCTCGTCGCTAACATGACGCCTTACGTCTTACACTACGCTCCTCGCCCTGCGGGGCTAATCATCTTTGGTCGTAAACGTTTCTTGTATTTCTATATCCAAACGCCCATCAGAACCTTGCCCATTTTCGCCTATATTTCCCATATCAAGCCCCATTTTAAAACTCTCAAAATTAGGTAAAATCACACGATTGGGCATTTCGTAATTGATGCTAAAACTTAGGGTTGCACAGCCAACAGTTCTTGCTTCATCACTTGCCATACCAAACTCTAAACCCTCATACGCTACCGATAAAATCCAAAAATCGGCTTTATCAACTTTGCTTTCTCCATGCTCATCTTTTTTGAAAAACGCATCTATTTCACTTTCCACGCTTTCAAGGTTAATAAGTCCCTCAAAAAGGCATGTAAAAACATCAAGCTCGTCATCAATTTGCAAAGATTCACGAACAACCACATCAATAACCACATTCAAACTTCTTTCGTCAGGGTCTGGGCGTTTGCCGTTTTCCACTTTGTCTTCTTGTAAAAGATAAACTCCAATTGCAGGCAATTCATCTGTCAAAAAGGCACTTATCCTGTTAGAATAAATACTAAGAGGATAGTCACATTCTGCCATTTTCTTTTCTAAAAGAAGCACAAGTGCTTTTCTGATAAGTGTGCGTGGGTGAAGTTCAAACACATTCATCATAAACCTCCTAAAGGAACTTTATCTTCCATAAGTTTCACTGTTACCATATTGTATGAGCTATAACGTGGAATTTGGCATTTATAACGCACGCCACGCACTAAGAAAGCATCATTTTGGCTAAGTTTGCGTTTTAGAATTTTCGCCAAATGGCAAGCATCAAGTGTAAGCACAGGAGCATTACCAACGAGCATTGTTTTCATACTTCCTGCGCTTACATCTAACGGTGCATTAGAGAAAAAGGCACGCAAAATATGAGTTTTTTCCATATCATGAGCAAATAAGGTAACATCTTCACATATTCCCCCATTATCACCCATAATAGCTTGCATATCTTTTTGCATTGAGAGTGCTAAACCTTGCATAATCGCCTCATATTTTTATTTTACAGCTTTTGCCATTTTATCAAGCATATACTTTGTGTCGTGGGTTACATTCTTTATCAATCGCTCCCTTGCTCCTGCTAAGATTTGCTTTTGCATATGGTTATTACTCAAAATTTCAAGCCCTGTGGTGGAATATAATGCCTTTACTGGGTAGCGTTCCCTAGTTGTTCTTATAAAAACAATAGGTTTTTGTGAGTTTCGCCCAGGGGCAATAAAAGCATTTTGTATAAGCCGTTTTTTACCCTCTTTCAAAATGCGAAAAGTAACGCCTTTTTTTGTTTGTTTTGCATTCCAATCCGACAAATGGTGTGCTTTTTTTCCAAAAGCCTTCACCTCTGAAAAAAGTCTTTTTGGGTTAGCTTTATACACGCTAAAAGCTTCTTTGAATACACTCTGCTTTTTGCGATACCGAGAAGAGAGAAGTTTGACACTGTCTGTCACAACACCCTTTGAGGCACGGTTTATTCCACGGGCAAGAATTTTAGGATAAGCCCTAGGAAAATCTTTTATTTGAGACAATAAAGCCTCTAAATCTGTGCCATTCACTATAATATCAGGAAGATAAACAGCCATAATTATTACTTCGCTTTTGACGAAGCTTTTGCGAGTGAAGCATTTGGCATAAAATTGATACGAACATCAACAAGAGAGGTGTCAGCACTTACAGCACTCTCCACACGTCCTGCATAAATTTCGCCCGTTTGCGCAACTTGTATATCTATTTCCTCACTTACATAAACAGGAATTCCTTGTGCTAAAGCCCCAATTGCTTTTTTGAAAGAAAAAATGCCGTTTACTTCGCAAATTTCTTCTGTTTGCGTTGCAATATCTTTTATTGCAACGCCAATATATTCTTGACCAGCCACACCAAACACACAAATATCACCACCTTTGATAATAGTATCTGTGTTATTCAAATAGGCGCTTACCGCCCCATTACTTACTTTATTTTGCATATTATTTTTTTCCTTTTTCCTTATAATCTTATACGTTTTTCTAAATTGATAATTTTGTTTGCTGGTAAGGAAAACAAGGTTTTTATGATGGGAGCGTACAAAAGGTACGTGACCTGAATAAAAAAAGAAGTTTGACGAAGCCAGCAGACAAAAGAACAATTTAGAGCTTATTTTGCGTGAGATTTTGCGATAGTCTGCCAAGCACTAGCCTTAGCTGCCGCATCAATACTTACTTTGAATTCAACCCCATCACGTGACCAGCCCTCTTTTTCTTCAAGGCGTGGTGCAGAATTTCCATTCAAGAAATAAAGATTAATGTTTGAACCTTTAGCAGCTGCTAAATACCAAGAATTAGAATCACCTTCATCAAGAAGCGCGTCATACACACGAGTAAAACGAGTACCTGCATATATGTTGTTTTGATTTGGCTGTGCTTGTGAACCAATAAGATGGGAGGAGAAAAAGACTTCTGAAGCTGTTTCAAGCGCAACAGGTGCAATAAAAAAGATAGGGTTCACTTGAATAGAATTATGCGCTAAATCTCGTTGCGATTTCATCATAGTTGTTATAGCGCCCACCTTAGTAACATCAGGAATACCACCACCCACAATAAGGTTTCTGTGGTCAGCGTGAAAAAGATTTATCTCGTCGCCCATTTTAACGTTTTTGCGTAAAACATCATAAGCAAGTTGGTTAATTGTTCTTGCGGCTGCTTGACCATGCAAACGAGGTAAAGAGGTAAACACGCTTAAATCATCGTTAATAATAGCTTGGCGAGTTATAGTAAGAAGCTTGCCATAGGTTGCTATTTGCACAGTTTCTTTATGCTCTGCGGCCTTACCATATTTATATTCGCCGCCCTCGTGAATAAGATCTAAAGTTTGCCCAAGTCCAAAACTAGCCAAGGTTTGAGGTCTAAAATCATTAACTTCACCTTGTCCGCACCATGTGTCCCATGTGCCTTTGTACGCTTCCCATTCAGTAAGCAAAACACGCTGCATGCCTTGTGAAAGAATAACAGGCAAATCCGTAGTGGTGAGGGCACGCGCCACCATATCCCGCACATCATGAGGAACTTGCACACCTGAACGAACAAGCAAATCACGAGCCATTTCTTTCATGGTCATGCCTCTAAAGTGGTTAGCGTCGCCCGCTAGCTTTCCACCATTTATGCTTTTTTCAGAAATACCACAGCGAAGCATAAAACCTTGAGAAGCTGCTTCTCTTACTTTTTCGCCTTCACTTGTTCCCATTTCAATTTTATATCCTGCCATATCACGCCCCTCTAGTCGTTCAAGAACAGCTGCCCGAACGGAATTAATTGATAATCCTTTGCTTATGCAGCGTTTTTCAAATGCATCATCCATGCTAAATGCCTTGCAAATTCCAGAAATATCAAGGCAACGCACTCGTTCACGCTTTGCAATTTGAGAACGGGTGCTTGCATCAACTTTCTTTTCATCACTATCATCGTCGTCGTCATTTTCATCACTATCATCACCTGTTTTAGAGGTAGCTTCAGCTTGAGTTTTAGGTTCAACCCCATCCGTTTTATCATCGTCATCATCATCAAGGTTTGAATTTTCACGCTTATCACCAGTGTTGGTGGTTTTTGCGTTATCGTCTTCATTTACATCATCAGCATCAGCACGTTTTTCAGCACTGTTTTCTGTTTTCTTCAAATCATCGTCATCAAGATTTGAATTTTCACGTTTTGGCATAATTTCCTCCGTTTCGTTCATGTTTTTATTTCTTGCCTTAGCGTTTGGATCAGCACCTATGGGACATAAGGAAACCTCAAAAAGCTCCCATGAAGTTACAAGGCGAAGAGGTCCTATATATTTGCTTCCCTCATGCTCATAAACTTCATCTTCTTTCACCGTGTGGTATTCATTTATTTCATAGCCCACGGAAACATCTGTAAGGTGCCCTTCCCTCACCAAAGTAAACGCCTTTTCTGCCTCTTGAACTGTGCTAAAATATGCCCTGCCAAGAAGCTCTCCATTTTCCATTCTAAAATCTTTAAAAGAACCAACCACATCTTTAATGGAATATCGGCTATGCGAATCCAAAAAAGGAACAGTTCCACTTTTAGGAAGATTACAGCCACTCATAAGCAAAATTTCATCTATAGCACCCCAAGAATTCCAATCAAATACGCTAACAGGGTTTTCTGTGCTTGCTATAAATTCAACACTTCTTGCTTCCTCATCCAAGGATTTTGGAGACAAAGAGCGGTAAGCTATTCTTGAAACCTTACGAGTTTGCATTTTACTTATTTTATTTACTGGCATGTTCTTCTCTTATATTTTTTCAGGGTTATCACTCGCCCCAAGTGCCGCAGGATTATTAGCTAATGGTGTTGCCACATGGTTTTTGAGTGCAACATTATGCTCACCCAAAATAGAATTGAACTTAGCTATTTCAGCAATCACCTTTTCAGGATCACCACCACGGGCTAAAATTATTTCTTGCGGTGATTTGAGCCCTGCCTCAAGTAATTTTATATCTGCGGTTGCATCACGCACAGGGTCAGTTGTTGGGCGTTCTTTATACGACCAAGAATGACGCTCAATAAGTTCAGGATTTTGCCAAAAATAGCTTGGAATATAATCTTTAGTAAGCGCCTCTAATTGCAACCATTGAAAGAATGTAGGGCGAAGTGAACGGTACTCATGCATGAATCTATCAGGAGCTAAAAAGAGGGAATTATCGCCACGAATAGCCTTAGATTGTGAGTAATTTATTTTTTGATAATCACCTGAAAGCACTTCATAGGATAGGTTTACACAAATAGCTGTCATTCTTGTGGTGTATGATTCAAATTGCCCAAAGCCTTGCCCAGGGCGATTAGGCATATCCGCAAATTTTATTTCTTCACCTGGGCGTAAATACTCAATAAGAGCATTTTCAACATAATCAATTCTTGGTTCTTGTGCTGTTTCCTTAGTACCAAGAAGACCACGGGCAGCTTGAAAACCCTCAATATCAGGCGAAGTTATAAAAGACAAATAACGAGAAGCAAGCTTTTGCGCTTCAAGCTCACTGCCCACATATTCACTCATAGCTCTTGCAAATACTATTGCAGGGGCGAGAGGTGTTACCCCTCTCAATTGCCCAGGGCGAAGTGTTTGGTAAACATGAAGCATGTCAGAAGCTGGAACTCTAATAACTTTAGTGCCAAGCTCATCAAACGCCACATGGTAGGCTAAAACTTCGCCCGTATTTTCCACATACTCAAGCCCGTGTGCAAACTCATTTCCTTGTTTTGGCTTTATCGAACTGTAAGAAACAAGCCTATCTGCCTCAATAGGAAGCAAGGCGAGAGGATTTTGCTTGTATTTTTTGCGATGAGTAAATTGAAAAAAACTTTCACCTGTTTCAAGCAACTGCCTGCACAAAAGATGCTGTAATTCAAAGAAGTGAAGCCTGCCCGATATATCCGCATCGTGTTCCATCCACCTTTCAAAGCTTGATTCAATTTTATTGCGAAGCTCTTCATTAGGGCTTCCATCAAAATTGACTGCTAAACTTTGAAACTTAGGTCCAGGGCCTACCATAAAAGCAGAATAGGCAGTGACCGCCCGAGTAAAAATAGGAAAGTTACGTACAAGGTCACGCACACGAGAGCGAAGCCTTGGCGAAGCTGTACTTATAAGCTGATTCACCAATAAATTATGCGTTACCCACGGGTCTTGCTCGTTTAGCTTTGCGCCTTTATAGCGATACTCACCCATTTTGCCTTGTGGCTTTTTTGAAAAGAAATTTTGAATAGTAGTAAGTGCGCTCATTATCCTGCACCCCCACACATTCTGCCAATATAGGGCTTTTGCCCTTTTTCAAGCTTTGCCTTTTCGCAAACAAACACATACACTTTTTGCCATTCTTCAAAAGAGCGGTAACTTATGGTGCGAGAGCCACCAGAATCAGAAACAGAATAAGACGCCATACTTCTAAATGCATCAGAAGCAAGATCCTCTTCCATTTTCTTTTTAAGTTCCGTGTATGTCATATTGCCTGCCTAAAAATTTTATGTATTTTTTCTTTCCAAAACTGTTTGAAAAAATGTAACACGGCTTTTTGGGCAAATTGGAACTTTAACAATTACTATGTGGTTTTTAAGTGGTTTTTAACAAAAGTTAAGTGGTTATTAAGTGGTTTTTAACATTGACAGGTTTTTTGAGCATGGCAAAAAAGAGGTTTTTGGGGCAAAAAAAAGCCCTTATTATCAGAAGTAATAAGGGCAAAATTTACAGCATATTTTTAAATTTACAAAAAGACTTGACAGATACTTATCAGTATATTATAAGTATCTCATGAAGTGCTGATAAGCACCTTATACCTCTCACAACAATTTAAAAGGAGAATTACTATGGCACAAGGCAGAGTTATCATACTCAATGAAACCAGACAAAAGAATAATGATGGCGATTGGGATTTATGTTTTCAATATTGCAGATATGAGTATGGAGATGAAGGCAAAACAGAAGAAAATGGTTATCGCTTTATATGGCGAAGACCTGGCGGAAATCTTCAAGGGGCAAGAGGGCAAGCACGAATACCATCTATAGCTGATGTTAATGAATTAACAGCCATGGCCTTACGTGAAGGATGGGGACACCACATCGCAAGTAGCTCAGGGTTTGACCAAGACAACTAACTATTATGTTTCTAGGTGATTTATTCATTAATAGTGATATAAATCACCTAGAAACATAGCCTAAACAGATCTATTAATATAATCTTGCGCTGCAACCGTAATAAAGGCTGAGCGGGATAATCCATAAACCTTGGCGGTTTTATCAATGGATTTTAAAACCTTTGGTGCAAAGGATAAATTCACACGCAAGGGCTTTTCGGTAATTTCTGTTTGAATAAATTGATAAGAGGTATCCGGAGTTATCTCAATATCTAATTCCTTACAATATTTTTCTGCCATACGTTTTACCGTTTGAAGGTCAGAAGGCTTAGGAATAGAATCCTTTTCTTCAAGGCAAACTTCAATATGAGTACGAAGGGCATCTTGTGCCATAAATACCGCATCTGCCATGTTTTCACCAAAAGTGGCAACTTCAATATCTGGAAAGTAAACGCAGATATTGCCATCATCCTGAGGTATAAATTGTGCAAAATAGTTATACATTGACACACCTCTCTATTTTTATGTAGGTATTATTCATAATTTATTTTTATTATGAGGGGTATTACCCCCTCATAAACTAACAAAGCTTTAAATCACTTTGTTTTTCAATTGATTTAAGTGTTGGCATTGGAATATCTTTTCCTTTATGGTCAGGAACAGTAGTTTTTCCCTTTTTAATAGGATGTTTAAACTGCCTGTGACTTCCACTGCTACGAGGTAAGACCTCATACCAGCCATCAGCTTTCATCAATCTAATTGCTTCGCGTGCTTTCATTTTTTCTCCATTTATAACAAAGAAGAGTACAATGACAACAAAGAAGAAGAACTAGAACCAGACGAGATATATATACACACGCTGTGTGTATAAGTCAAGCAAAAAAACACATTTTATTTCTTCCGTATCTTTTCCCGTCTCCATTCCGCAATCAAGGTCTTATCACTTGACCACCTACCACCAATTTTTACCGCAGGAAAATTTTCATGCTTAATAAGTTTTTCTATTGTCTGCCATGAATAGCCAGAGGCTTCTGCTATTTCTTGCATGCCTGTGAGTGAATCATTTATTCGCGTTATGTTTTGCGTTACCATAAGCCCCTCTTTTTCTTTTGGTGGTGTTTTTTTGTTCTTTGCACATTATTGGTGTTTACAGCAATATGGGTTTCAATATCAAAACGCCCTTCGCCTATAAAGTGCGCAAGGTTCGGCGTAAAACTTTGGTGCACGCATGCAAGGTTCATGCACAAACAATCAAAAAAGTGATTCTCTTTATGCTTTCTACGCCATACCCGTTTAGAGCCTTGTAAAACTAATTCTTCTGAACATAATTGTTTAGAAAGGGTTTCATCAGCGCCACTATGCAAAACAAGTGGCTGTATAGCATCAGGGCGAAGCCTTGCAGTTGCCAAGCTTTTAAAGTAATCCGTATCAAGAAGATGCAATTTCAA